TAAACTTCATATCCATTTTCCAAAAAACACCTATAGATTGAGGTATCCAGTCAAAAAATGTTTGAATAGTTGTATCAATTAGCTCCCTATATGTATTTCTAGCGACAAGCCATCTTGTTTTTCTGATGCCATCTTTATTCGGAGCTTGCTGCATGCAACGCATCCACATATCAATAATACAAGCAACAGACTTGCCACTGCCAATAGGGCCCATAAGAGCGCGCACAAAGTGATCATCAGCATGAAACTTTTCAGTTGTTGGGGACATTATGTAATCTATGCCAGACACTAAGATTCCTTTTTTATTGGTGTTACTTTCTGCGCAGGTGCTTTTGGAGCACTTTCAGCCGGAAATACATTAAAAGAAAAACCACCAGACTTAGCTTCTGGTGCAATCTCAAGTGTAAATGTAGAGCTCATCTGCTTTAAATATTCTAATGCAGCAAGTGTCCCATTTCTTTGCTTCATTAGCTGAAAAAGATTGTCACCAGCCTTTTGTACACCCAACTGGCGGCCACGGGAATGAACCCTGGTGACAATGTCTACTTCTCGTGGAACGAGATCATCCTCAGTGAGGAAAAGAGCATCAAGGCAATCGGACATAGAAAGTGTTTTTGCCATAAGCTCAATGCTAAATAGATCTTCCGCTGTGATCACTTGCAGATCTTCTATTTTGCTATAATTTGTCGGTATTCTTTCTTTCATAATGATTAATTTTACTTGAATTCATACTCAATAACCCGATTGTATCCTATTCTATGTGTGATGTCTAGTCTTTTTTTAATTATTTTTTTCGGTAAAATATTAGACCATGTTTACAAAAGATAAGCATTTTATTTAGGTGATTTTGTGTATTTTTTTTTAAATGGAATTGCACACGGTCAACCTTTACAAATTCATTATAGCATTTAGCCCCTCCCCCACCCACCCACCCAGCATATGTGCGCGTGAGATGTGTGTCTAGCAAAAGTTTCGGTAATATTACCGAAAATGAGGTGAAATAAAGCTAGACTTTTGGAATCTGCTCGGGCATAATACTTAAATCGGATGGGGAATTGTCCTTATCCGAAAAAAGGAATACTAATATGAAGACTATAGCTGATACTATTGAAACTTTGCTTGAGATGGGCGTAACTAATAGTGCGATCCGTGCCGCTCTTTTGAAGAAGGGTTTTGAGGCTGCCGAAGTTGAGGTGGCTATGCCGACTGCGAAGCGAACCTGCTTTGTGAATGACTACTTTGACTGGCTTGCTACTGAGGCGCGATCTTTGGAGGAAGCTCGTGAATATATCCTAAATCCTGCGAACTCGGATAATGTGCGGAAATATGAGAAAATGCATCTTAATACCGCCGAACTTGCTCTTAAAATCTGGGCCGCTAAGTAGTCTGACTAAATAGGGGAATGGATTCCCCCTTTAAACTTGGCCTAGTATAGGCCAATTTTTTCTTGCTACGGGGCTGCCCGAGGATGACGCCTGGATGACTGTTTTGTTTGTCAGTAAAAACTGAAAGAAATGTCACATACCTTGTCACAACTCACTGACATATGCACCATGCTTTTAAGAAATTGGCAACATTCCTACATCACGCACTACAGGACCAGCTTCAGTTATCCTGACATAACAGGATCCATTCCGCGGTCTGCACTCACCTCTGTAATTAAATAACTGATCTATCAGGCTATCATCTTCCCATAACTGTGCATGAGTTATTGCATCTAACAGGCACTTGTTATAATTGTCAATGTCTCTCATCCTGTTATCAGGCGGGAACAGGACAATCTCCACCAGGACCTTATCAGAAATGTGCACATCTGGCAGTTGCTCAACTATAGCTTCTGATGTCATGTCACGAAACTTTCGGCCCTTATGGCTGATAAACCTTCCGCCTGACTTGCTTTTCTGATAATAATTATTCACCGTCTGAGGAAATGGTAAGTATAATTCATAATGCATAATAATCTCCATATATTAAAGGGTATGCTGGGGTATGCTGAGGGTAGGCTGAGGGTATACTCCAGGGTAGGTAAATATATATATAAAACAATAACTTACATACTTTTGAACCTTAACTTACCCAAAATACCCTGTATTCGGGTGGTATGACTATCTATACCGCTCCAGGGCGACCCTCTGGGTAAGTTAGCCGAAATCTCGCATAACTCTTTGTTTTATAAGGCTTTTTCCCTACCCTGGGCCTACCCCCACTATACCCTGGGCCTACTCTGGGCCTACCTTTCATAAGCCCAGCCAAGCGGAATATTATCATATCATACCTCGCATATAATCATTAATGCTATTAAGAACTTTTATTACTTTAGGTGACCTACCAAATGGGTCTATATCTAGTACCTTAATTGCGCCTTTATCTTGCATGTCACTTAAAACTTTATCTAAGCCCGTTTTCATTGCTCCATATTTATCAGTCAGCCTGTTAATATTGGGATTGTTTTTACAGGCTATCTTTAGCTTGCTATATGGAATCTGTTTAGCATGTTGTTGTACTCTGGCTACTTTGCATTTCTTATCAGATATGGTATCATCTAAAATAGCAAAGATTCTATTGTATACTGCAACAGCTGCGCTATCCATGAGTTGGTCACCCGCTATTCCGCTGAGACTCGAAGACACTCTTTCATACTCATAATTAATGAAAGCCTTAGCCCACTCCCATTCTTGTTTTGTTATAACCAAATTATCTGCACAAGATGAAGACTTATTAAATACAGTAGCAATACCAGCCAGGCGGACAGCCTTCTGAGCCATACGACTAGCCATAACTGATTTAACATCATCAGAGCCTGCGTGTTGATCCCGCAAGACTAATGACTTATCATAATAATCATGATAGTCTGCAGCTAGCCCTTCTGCAAATACTAATATATGAGCTTTTGGGTCTGATTCTGATTGAACCATAGAACACATTTCACATAAATCGTGAAATCTTTCTACCAACTTAGGACTCAGCTCGTGAATAATGTGGCGATTACTTTGTGTGACATTCTTCTCTAGCCTGAGACAAATTTGCCGTGGTAAATATCCAGATTTTAACGCACCGCTATCACTGTATGCTTCAAATAACTGATCAGGAGTAGACTCACTTATAACGCTCATAGCCATGGCCCTTATAGAAGCCAGACTATCTTCAGATTTACTATACCCATGAGACTTTGTGTATCCATTAGAATGAGCACACTGAAAACCATCTAACATAAATGCAGTCTTAGCCTCAACTGCACCAGCTGTAGTTTTCATCATTAAACCACTTTCTGATATAATGCTAATACCTGATCTAGCACTAGTAAAATGATCTACAATAGCCTTGGGCCCGTAGAAATGAGATGGAGCTATAAAGCTATCATAAGATTTGACGCCATCATTAGCGGAATTAAGACACATGCGAATGAAATCGTTTATCCTGTCCTTTCCGCAGCCTGTATTAGCTATAATGGTCAAAAAGAGATTAAGCCCACTAGCCATTGGTTCAGAGGTGTTAAACTTCCGCCCTACGATAGCAGCTACAACTCCTAGTGAACTAGCAATTGCTACTTCTTCTGATTGTAACAACAGAAAGCTATAAGCTGCTTTATATAGATCACCTAGTAGTCCAGGAGGCTTAGGGAATTTTCCATCATTTATACTAGAAGGGCCAAAATTTTCTAAATCAAATTCTTCATCATCTTTATCTATTTTATCAACTAATCTATCTATTTCATCGTATCGTTCTTGCCACCTTTTAGATCCACTATCCTGACTCCCATTCATAAGCACTCGCAATATTGCTTTAGCATTAGGCTTACTCATACCATCTTTAACATACTGATAGCTTAGTGTTCTCAGGCTTTCGTGGTATTCTGTTCCTGTTCTAATGTTTTCTTGCAAGTCATCGAGGGTTTCAGTATCTCCATTCTCACTCCTTTCCGTTTCATTCGTTTCTTTCTTGCTTTTGACTTCTTGTTCATCTATAAGACTCCATTTATTTCCTTCGTGATATTCATAAAATTCAAATAAACCATCATTGTCAGATCTTCTAGGATCAAACCAGATTTGAGACCAGGCTTTCATTTCTTTAACAAACTTTATATCATATTTCTTTATTACTGCTTCTATGTTTCTTTTTAATTGATTATCAGTTTCATAGTATTCAGAATGAACTACACAGCGGAATTTATTAGCAGCAATAGTATGAGAGTGCGAAGTGTATATGAAATGATTTATACCTTGTTCGACTAAGCCTAGGTGAAGCTGCTGAGGAGCAACACACTGACCTCCATCTCTCCCAGTATCTCCATCTATAATTAACAACTCACTACCACATCTATTTTCATTTTTTCTAGTAGGTGGGTCTAATTTTCCTCTAATAAAGCCAGAACCGTTTTTCTGTCCTACTTCAAAATTGCTAAATTTCTTAGCAAGTTCATTAAATGTTTCATAGTGTTCTATCTTGCCTCCTTGTTTCGTCTTTTCAGTATTAAAGACAGTAATCTCCATCATCATTCACCTTATTATCCTCAGTCCCAGGTATAGTCCTGGCTGACCATAGATTGTATACTATCTCACGACCTGTGTCTACACCATATAGAAATTTTACTTAGAACTTTTAGTTATATCAAAATCCGTTTTTATAACTAAAAAGTATTAGACATCACGGCAAGATGAGAGTACAATACCTATGAAGTCGCGCCTTTGCGTGTGCTTTAAAACTTGAATACTTAAAAGGAAAAAACTAATGATTAAAAAGTCCGATGAATATAAATCTGCCTATTCGCAGGCCCGTTCTGACCTTTCTGAAGGTTGGTTTAATCCTAATGATTATAATCGTGAGAGTTTGAGTAATCACCTTTTGAGTTGTGATGCTTATTCTATTGAATACCTTGAAGGCTACTGTGATGGTGCCTTTGCGTAAAAACTTGAATACTTAGAAGGAAAAACTAATGACTATATTAAAGCCTTTAAATCCACCTGATCGTGGGTATTACTTTAGGGTAGGTGTTGATTGCTATTATTGCTTTTACCGCCTTGGGCCTTATTGTCTTGCTACTAGGATTAAACGACTATGATGTTGCTTCTTGGATATCGCTCAAAAAAAGAACTCAAAACCCGAATAGGTGAAGAGCTTTCTTATGAAGAAACTTCTGTGTTTGGTCCTGAGTATGATCCAAACGGTCAATTTACTGCTGCCTTTCGACCTGCTATAACTGGTGGACCTGGTAGAGAGTTTTTTGCTAAAGTAGAAATGAAAAACGGACTGATTTATAAAATCTCATAAATAAAAGGAATACTATTATGGCTAAAATATTAGAAGAATTTCACTCTGAGCTTATAAATAAGTGGAAAGCTGCAAAATCTGCAATGGATGCCTCTAAGAAATTAGAAAGTGAATTAAGAATTGAGGTTATAGAAAACGTGTTTCCTAATGCTGGAGAAGGTACTTCTACTCATTTTTTTTACGATTCACAAATGGATCGTAAGTTAAAAGTGAATATACGTATGAACTATAAACTTAATCTTTCTGATCTTAAAGATTGGGAAGAACTTATGACCGAAGAAGAAGCTGCTTGTATTAAGCGCAAGCCTAGTCTTGATCTTGCTAAGTATCGCCAATTAGAGCATACTGGTCTTATAGATCAGTGTGTAGAGGTAAGCCCTGGTATGCCTTCTCTTTCTTTGGAAGATATATTTATCATTACGGATAATTCATGAGTCGTAGCAGAAAGACTAGATTTAATCATAAACCTGCGCAAAAAGTTTTTGTGCGAAAAACTCCCACTATCCCATCCGCTGAGATAGATGGGTGCAATACTAATGCTAAAAGTAATCAGCAATATACTGGTAGCTATGTTATCGGAATAGGTCAGCTGCATAAGTCTAACGCAGTTCCTGTTACTTGTAATAGTGATGCTGTAGATATTGCTAAAATGAGGAGAAACTAATTATGTTTATTATCTTGAAAACAAGTACAATAAATGGCCGACAAAGAATAACCAGGGAAGGACTCCCAATTGCTGATTACAAATCTGCTACTATTCTTGTTGATTCTCTTAAAAAATCTGGTGGCGTTTATCGTGTTTCTAATCTTAAAGTGAGGAAAAACTAAATGATTATAACTGGTGATAAAAATATTGCAATAGCTCAAATGCTTGCTCAACGTAGTGCTTTAGGTCTTGAGATGAAAGGTCTCAAATTTTCTGGTGGCTCTATATATGCTACTATAAAAAGACAACATGGACTTCGTGGAAATAAGCAATCTGTTTATACACAATTTTGTGAGCTTATAGAAAAATCAAAAGGGGAATTATAATGCTGAATGATGAAATAACTGTTCTTATTAAATATATCAGTAAAATTAAAATATCTGATGTTGAAAATGATGAAGATTGTGTAGATTTAAAAAGAGCTTTATTTGCACTTAAAAGACAATTAAAGGATAACGTCAATGACTGTAACTGAAATGTTAGCTGAGGCTGCTGCTACTTTTGATCAACGATCAAGTGTATATGGCGAATCATATAAATCAACTGGTTATGTTCTTGATGAACTTTTTAAAGGCATGGCAATAGAACTAGAAGGCCCTGATGCACTTAATAGATTCACTATTTTATCAATAATTGTAGGCAAATTAAATCGTTATGTTGCTAACTTTAATACTGGAGGTCATGAAGACTCACTTATTGATATTGCAGTATATACTCAAATGTTAAGAGAACTAGATCAAAAGGAGAGTGAATAATGTCTAGAATGAAAGAGTTAGAAAATGTTGTAGATGCTATGTCAATAAGAGCATTTGGTGAACCAGGTTATACTGAATCACTTAGAAAAAGATTTTGTGTAATGTGCAAAAATCCTGTTACACAATTTAAAGATGATTTAAGTATCAAAGAGTATGCTATATCTGGATTATGTCAAACATGTCAAGATAGTTTTTTCGATAGCTGACACCTTGTTAGACACTAGATTCTTAGTGTCTAATGAAGTGTTTACTAACCAGTAAATGCTAACTGAAATGAGAATACTAAAATGAAATTATTTATTATTTTAAGATTAAATGAGTATGCTAGTGATGGTTATGATTTTGATGTTATGGTAGAAAATAGATGGAAAATGTATGAAGATGATGAAGACATTCATTTAATTACTACAATTAATATTGATATGAATGATTACTCATCATTTCTTGCTATACAATCTGAAGTACTAGCAGCCAAGCTTATTGAAAAAGCTAAAGTTAATATGGCAGTGCAGCTTGATAACATTAAGGATTTTCAGTCTAAATTTTTGCTAATTGGGAGTAATGAATAATGGCACTTGTTACGCATTGTGAAAACTGTGGAAAAGAATGTGAAGTTATCGAAGAAGATGATGGTGGATATGAAGAAATATGGGGTGCTAAAATTTGGTGCCACGCATTTACAACTAAATCTGCTTGCTGTAAAGAAAATTATGAGGAAATAGAAGATGGCTATTAAGATACAATCCACTATGGATTTAAGTCTTGATTCCGTTAAATGTGTTGTTTATGGAGGGCCAGGCGTGGGTAAAACCCGTCTGGCAGCTTCTTTGCCCACTCCTATCATAATCTCCGCTGAACAGGGTCTATTATCATTGGCCGATGAGAAAGTGGATTATATAGAAGTGCGAAGTTTAGCAGACCTTAATGATGCATACAAGTGGGCAACCACGGCAGCGGAAGCAAAACAATATGAATCTATTGGAATGGATACTTTGGCTGAGATAGCAGAAGTCCTAGTTACTGAATTAAAACCTCAGTATAAAGATGGTAGGCAAGCTTATATGGCTTTAGCTGACCAAATGATTCCAATGTTAAAAAACTTTCGCAATCTTAAAAATAAACATGTAATGTTTACAAGTAAGATGATCTCTGTCAGAGATGACGAAAGTGGTAAAGTTACTGAAGAACTTTTGATGCCTGGCAAAGTGTTAGGTAATCAAATACCATATTTAGTAGATGAGTATTTTAAATTGGAGGTAGATCGAAAAGGCATTTCTATGCTACAGACTTCTCCGTCAAGACTCTCATTTGCTAAAGACAGGTCAGGGGCATTGGACAACCCTGAAAAGCCTGACATGTCCTCAATCATAAACAAAATACTTGATAAAAGGAAACTTAAAAATGGCAATATTACCTGAAATGTTTACACCTGATGATGTAGAAGAAAACCCATTTGCAGCAATACCTGAAGGCTGGTATGAAGCAGAGCTTATCAAATCTACTTATGAAACTACAAATGATAAAGAAGGCAAATACTTTGCTATGACCTTCAGAATTATTGATGGTGAAAAAGTGGGACGCATGATTTTTACCAATCTTAATTGGGTAAATAAATCAGATGTTGCTGTGCGCATAGGCAAAGGAGACATGAAATCAATTGTTATAGCAGTTGGCCTTCCTGGTGACTATGATCTTGAAGATACTGATGATCTGCATAATATACCTTTGCAAATTAAAGTAAGTGTTAAGCCTGCAACTGCTCAGTGGCCTGAGAAAAATGAAATAAAAGGCTATAAAGCAATATCTGATGACTAATTTCAATCTGTAGTTTAATCAGCCCCTTAATTGGGGCTTTTTTGGTATAAACTCAAAGGATTAAATTAATTATGATAGTTGAAAGTTTTGAAGTTGTTTTAAATGAAGTAACAACAGAATCTTTGCCAAGAGATTATCTTGGCCTAAGTTCTATTGGCACTAATTGTTATCGCAAATTACAGCACGATCATTATTGGACTTATAAATCAATACACTCCGCTCAACTTCTTCGTCTGTTTGGAGTAGGACACAGAATGGAAGAGGTGATTGTATCTGATTTAGAAAAAGTTGGAATTCATATTGTATCAGATCAAGATGAAGTTATAGGATTTGCAGGACACTGGAAAGGACATTCAGATGGGATAGCATTTTCTGAAAATAATATAGATCAAAGGTTTTTAACTGAATATAAAACTCATAATGATAAAAGTTTTAAAGACTTGATTAAAAAAGGTGTGCTTGCCTCTAAGCCTATTCACTATGATCAAGTAACAGCATATATGGGATATGAAGCATTACCATTTTGTTTATATGTTGCATATAATAAAAATGACTCTACATACTTTTTTGAAGTTATTAAATTTAATGGAGAAAGATTTCAAGAACTCTGTAAAAAGCAAGAAGAAATAATACTAGCAACAGATTTATTGCCAAGAGTAGGAAACGATTCTATTACTTGGTTTGAGTGTAAAATGTGTGATGCTAAGCAAGTTTGTCATGGGTATAAAGACCCTGAAAAAACCTGTAGAACATGTAATTATGTTGATATAGAGCCTAATGGTAAATGGTCGTGTTCTTTTCATGATAAAAATTTAACTAGTGATGATCAACGAAAAGCTTGTGATTATCATGCATATAATAAAATGTTTAATATATGATTAAGTTAAGACATTATCAGGCGGGTTGTACTCCTGCTTTAACAGAATATATTAATTCAAATCCAGGAAAACACCCTTTAGTAGGGATGCCAACTGGAAGTGGAAAAACATATTGTATTGCAGACTTAGTTCAGCATTATAGCCCAAAATATGATATAATAATTCTTTCTCATGTAAAAGAAATATTGGAGCAAAATCATGAGTCATTATCTGAGTACCTTGATGAAGAAGTGGGGCTCAACTCTGCAGGTTTGGGAAAAAGAGAATGGAAACATATTACCGTTGCTGGTATACAATCAGTTTATAAACAATCTTCAAGAGTTAAAGAAAATAGCATCATCATTATTGATGAAGCTCATCTTATATCACCAAATGCAGAAACTATGTACCAAACCTTTTTTCAAGGTCTTAGGTCAGCTACTATCATTGGGTTTACTGCTACTCCTTTTCGTCTTGGTCATGGTCTTATATATGGCAACGGTAGGATGTTTGATGATCTTGTTTATGACTGGACAAGTGCTGAAAGATTTCAGCAATTGGTTGATGAAGGCTACCTTGCACAAATAACATCAAAGCGCACTAAACTAGAAATGGATGTATCAGAAATTAAGCTAAAGGCGGGTGAATTTAATGAAGTTCAGCTCTCCGCTGCTTTCGATAGAGATGGTGTAACAAAAGAAGCCATAAAAGAAATTATATCAGCTGGACATAATCGTAAAAAATGGCTTATATTTGCAATTGACATTAATCATGCAGAGCATATAGCTGAAACATTACTTAGAAATGGTGTAAGATGTGCCCCTGTACATTCAAGGATGGAAGAATCAGGATTTGAAAGAGATAAAATAATAGAGGCATTTAAAAATGGTAAATATAGATGTGTTGTTAATGTTAACATACTTACTACTGGGTTCGATGAGCCTGGCATTGATCTTATTGCTATGCTTCGCCCTACAAATAGTCCTGTACTTCATGTTCAAAGCCTTGGCAGGGGATCACGAGTTAGTCCCAATAAAGCTAACTGTCTTGTGCTTGATTTTGCTGGTAATACTGAGCGTCTCGGCCCAATAAATAATGTAATTGTAAAACAAAAAGGCAAAGGCAAAGGAGGTGGAGAACAATTAACAAAAACTTGTCCTAATTGTAGCAGTATTCTTTCCCCTGCTGTAAAATTTTGTCCTGATTGTAATCATGAATTTCAGTTTCAACATGGATTATCATCTCAAGCTGCAAATATAGAATTAGTACAAACAGGTAAAGCATTATGGTTAAATTTAGACAGCATTAATTATAGCATACACAAGAAATTTGGATCACCATCATCTATAAAAGTTACATATAATGCAGAAGGTGTAACTATATCAGAATTCGTTTGTATTGAGTACAAAGGTTATGCAAAACATAAAGCAAATCATTGGGTAAAATTTAGAGGAGGTGAGCTATGTGAAACAGCAAAAGAATTATTAGACCAGTCTAAATTATTAAAAATTCCTACAAGAATTCAAATTCAGAAAAAAGGAAATTATAACACTATTAAAAATGCTGAATTTGATGTTTAAATGCATATACCTAAAAGTTATATGTAAAGTCTTTTTTATAACTAAATATTCTAAGGAATTTGAAAATAAAAGTAGACAAGACTGATGAAAAGCGTAAAATAGTATCACCGACTAGAAAAATAGTTGGCAATTTAAATCTAAAGGATATATATATTATGGGCAAGAAAAAAGAAAAATTTGACGATGCAGAAATTGGATTTGATGGCTCTGGACATGATGTAGAAATTCAATCAGACCCTAATGAAGAAGTTCAAGCTGCATTTAGTATAGCTCGTGAATCTACAACTGATGAAGATGAAGTAAAACTTAAAAT